TACTTTGTCAGGTTGTCGCCTTCCTCAATTGTTCCAACCTCAGCGGCTGCAACCTCGATCAACCTAGCGTTCGTGCCTTGCGGGTATGTCATTCGTCAGCAACCATTGGTGTGGATTGTTCCGCTTGTTGGCGGTCGTATTCTGCTTTTGGCATTGAAGTAAATTCTCCGTTGCCGCGGTCAATAATTGCGTGTTCTATGATTTCACCCGAAATAGGTTCTGTAACTTCAATAAATGTGACTTTATCCATTTTTACAACTCCGCACTTAGTCCGACATAGCCGCCTGTTTGAGTTAAAACTTGCGTTGGTTGGTTTGTAGTTTGACCAGATACTGCGACACCTAATCGGCTAGATAAAGCGTTTGCCATATCTAAGGTGACTACCGCACCGCCATTTGTGTATGACGTGCAATTAGTCACCGCTATTGAAGCGTAATCAACTGCAGTTGGTGCTATGCGCATTTGAACTGGGTGATGCATTACTGCAAAAGTATTGCTTGAACTTGATGAAATACCTGAAGCAACGGCATTATTGCCAGTTGAACCAGTATTTCGCCAATAATATCTCTGGCAAGCGGCTAATTCTCCTTGAAGTGTTCCCGTTGCAGTTTGGAAAGCGGTAGCAACTGAACCATTTTCTAATTGTAAGCCCCAAATGTCTAAGGTCTGTGAAGCCGTTGGTGTTACTTCAAGGCGTACAGTTAAGTAAGAACCAGCGCCGATTGTCTTGCCGCTGATTGACGGCAAAGCGACTGTGTAAGAATAACGCGCCCACGAAGTACCAACGCTGACGCTTGAAGAAGTAGTAACTGCGCTTGAACCACCTGAACCAAATTGTTGTTGTAATGCAAGTGAAACTGTGCGAGATGCATCAGACTTTGCCCAAAACGAAAGTGTGACTGTTTGACCTGCAAAAGTTGTCACATTTTCAATGTTGTTTTGTAAAACATAAGCCGTTGTGGAAGTTCCCAAAGTATTAACTGCAAAGCGGTAAAAATAGTTTCCTTCGTAACCTGCGACTGGTGCTGCACCTGGTGTAAAGGTTTGACGGCTAAAAGTAAAACTACCGTTACCATTAACAAAGACTGCACAACGGTCTGCGGTAAAAGTTGTTGCACCTGAACCTGTATAGGCAAATGATGTTCCTCGTTGCCAGATGTCAAATGCGCCGTTGATAACTGCGTTTTTACCTGCTGCCCAATTTGCGCCATAGCGCAAGCCTGTTGAAGTGGAACTATCTGCTACGAGTGTCTCACCATTTGCACCGACTGCAAGGCGCGCTGGGACGTCGCTACCTGTCGCCGAAATTAAATCTCCTTTGGCGTCCACGATCGTGTTTTGAATTGCGTTTGCGTCGTCTGAAGTTACCCATGTGAAGTCCATGTCAGTGTTTGACGCCTTAGACAAAACCTGACCAGTTGTGCCGCCAAGCAAGTCAGCCATTGAAGTGGCAACTGCTTGACCAAAAACTTCAAAATCTGCTGGCAAGTCCGTTACTAAATCGCTCGCCGTCGGCATTTGCCATGAAAAGGGGGTAGTCGGGTTCGTCATAGGTTTTCTCCTTCTTAGGTGATAATTGTTGCACGCGCCCAGTCAAGCGTTGGCGACACGCCCGACCAAGCAAATGCGTTTGAAATTTCGTCCCATTCCAGTGCTTGCAATGAGTACGCGGTTGGGGAGACAAGCAGTGAAACCGATAATTGGTTGTAACTAGCCTGAAAAGACCAACCTTCAACAAAGCCTTGAAAAATTGTTCCCATGTTTGTAGGTAAATCCGCAATGGACACTGCTTCACCCATAAAAACATTGAGCAAATTGTCACGATCTGCGTCGTCAATTTCAGGATTTGTCAGGTCAAACGTAATTTCGCTAAAAATTGGTTGCGGGTCTTTTCTAAGGGCTAAGTAAAAATCAGCCTGAAATTCTGCGTCAACCGCATTTTCAAGGGTTGTGTCGATTATTTGCCCAAGATTTCCATAAGATAAAATTGAAACCGTGTCACTTGCGGTTTTTTCTTGCCCATTTTTGTATTGAATCGTTATTTCATTTCGAACGTCGCCCGCGCGCGTTTCAACACGCAATCCACCCGCCCGAGCATGGTTGGCGGTTAGGTCAACGTATCCGTTAGCCGATAGGTATTGGCTTCGGTGAATTGCGTCCGCGTAAGAAATGCGCCCAAATGCGTCTTCGTAAAGGTATCCCAACCCCGAAGTTGCTAAACCTGAAACTAATGAATAAACGTCCGTTCGTTGTGACGATCGTGCGGTCAGTTCGTATTCTCCGGGCGTGTCTATCTCTCCCAGCCCAGTGTTTTCAGCCGTTGCCCATGTCACCGTTGGGTCATAGTCTGCCCATTCCAATGCCGCTGGCACTTCATTCCAACTGTTGACAAGTAAATCGGTCAGCAATGACAAAATTTGATTGCCGTCAAAATCCTTTGAAAGTACGCCGTCGGTCAACGCCTTTTGAAGTCTGGACAATGCACCCAATGCCGTGATTGTGTAAGTTTGCGTAAAAGTCGTAGAACCTACGTCGCGCACTTCCAAACCAATGTCCACGACGCTGCCACCGAAAATTGGAACAAAAACGTTTGAAGTGTCTTTAATTTGAACCGAAATGCTTGAATTTATAGAAACGGGAATTGTTGCTTGATTTACGTCAATTAATTCAATGTTGACATAACCCGCTTGGGCTTGTTCGTAAATGTTTCTTCGACCGCTGCGAATAATCAAGTTGGATAAAATGGCTTGGGTGTATTCCGTGCCGTCTATTTCGACTTTCCAAACGGGATTCCATTGGGTCATTAGATTGCCTGAAGTTGTCCCGCGCCGCCTGTGCCGCGATAGTAACTTGAATTCAGTGTTTCAACAATTGTTCGTGCGGTGCCTTCTTTATCAATTGCCCCGTTAACGGTTACGTTAATTGTTGGTTGTGCTGAAGCAGCCATAATTCCCGCCAATGTGTTGGTATTGACGCCCGACGTACCGAACGCAAAAGGTCTATTGGAAGCGGCTTCAATGCCAGCCAGCGTCGTTGTCCCGCTAGTAAAGTTGTCAAATGCCCCAGCAATGTTAGTAATTGCTTCGGTTGCTTTTTTTGTTACTACTGCAACTGCACCCGTGCCTGTGCCGCCGCCACCTGTGCCACCACCACCGCCTGTAATTGAAGGAATTGTCCCGCCCCCAAGACCACCGCCCGTTCCACCACCACCACCGCCACCAGCAGTTCCACCACCAGTGACAAACGGTTGACCATTTGGCATTGTGCCTGAAAAACCACCAGCACCGCCAACCCCTAGCCCAGCAGTTGAAATGTCACCTTTGCCCGCTAACGCGTTTGCCCCTGCCAAAACGGCTGCGGCAAGTGCAACTGCACCCACACCCAACAATGGATTTAGGGCAAACGCCGTGGCAACCCCAGCAACGATCGCGGAAGCCTTCAATAAATTGTAAGCCTTAATCAAACTCGTAATCAAAACAATTGTTGCTTGAACCGCAGCAGCAATTTTGGAAACAACAAAAACGGTTGCCAAAACCGCGGCGACTGCAATAAGTTCGTCTTTTAAGGAAACGACAATTGCAATGACTTTTCTGACACGTTCACCCCAAACGCGGGCTGTTAACTCCGATTCCGTCAAACTTTCGTTAACACCGTCTTTGCCTGTTAAACCATTTGCAAATTGCTTGATCAAAGGAATGATGTTTTGAGAAAATGCAGTGGCAAGTTCAAGGACAATTGGAAGCAACGCTTCGCCAATGATTAGTTTTGTGTTTTCTAATTCAGCACGCAAAATTTTAGTTTGGTTGGCTAGACCGCCCGACGTACGGGCGAAGTCACCCTGAGCAGCAGTCGTTTGTTCATAAATAACCTTTTGAGCAGCCAAGACTTTTTGTTGCGGTGTAAGCGCGTTTTTGGTCGTGCTAATTAAACCTAATTCAAGGGCTGCGTTTTTCAACGTTGCGTCGTTTAACAAAACACCAAATTTACGCAATGGTTCGGCTTCTCCACGAAGTGCTGAACCAATGGCGTTAATTGCTTCTTCTTGCGGAACGTTATTAAACGAAGAAAGATCAGCCGCTAATTTCACAAAGTCGGTTGAAAAATCAGTCAATGATTTGCCGCTAAGACCAGCCGACTTTCCAAAAATAGCAAAATTGGCAGCAGCGTCCAACGCTTCTTGTTTTGTTTGTCCCAGCGACTGAGCAGCACCGTCAGCAAACTTTTCAATTTCCTTTGCTGAATCCCCAAACAACACGCCAACTTTAGAAATGGTTTCGCCAAGATCGGAAGCGGCTTTGATTGAATCGATTGCCAATTTGCCAGCAAAAACCACTGCGGCAGCCGTTGCCACTTTAAACGCGGTCGTTATTTTGTCGCTGAAACCCTTTAACTTTCCTGTGAAACTGGAAATGTCTTGTTCGCCAGTTTTTAAGGATTTGTTGAGTTTATCAACATCAGCCAAAATGGAAAGTTTAAGCGTGCGACTTCGATCAGCCATTAGTTAAACTCCTTCACTATTTCGTCAAACGATTGTTCCCACCGTTTTACGATTTCAGGCTGCACGCTTCGAAGCGTTGGGTAAATGAACCAACCCCGCGAACCGCGACCTTCACGACCCGACCAAACTGGGAATTGCTTATAGCGATTTGAACCGAATTCGTAACCGCCCCACAATTGCTGCGTTGTGCCGCCACCGCTTAACTTTTGACTAGCAAAACCAAAAGAGATTTCGCCAATTTTTGACGACTTTGAAACCTTTGAACCCTGTGCAATTTTAGGTGCAACCCTGTTTTTTGAATTTGAAGCCGCACTGATAATTTTGCCACGAACAAAATCAGCAAGTTTTGAAGTTTGCGTTCGGGCTTGGTTAGTGGCTTCCTCGTCCATTGCTTTAAAAGAACGAAGAATGGCGCGCAATTCTGCTTTGTCATAACTGATTGCTTCAGTTGCCATTTCCCCGCCTTTCCAGAATTTCAATAACCGTCAGAATGTCCTCTGCACTTTCGAAATCGTTTGGGTGTAGCCCTGTTTGAAGGGCTACTTCCCAAACTATTCGGCTGAGACTTCCGACTGGATAACTTTTGGGTTTGCTTCACCAACACTCACGTCAGCAATGGTTTCAGTCCAAACCTCTAGGGTTTTGATTGGCTTACCCGCTGCTTCACGCTTCATTGCATAGTAAGCAAGAAAAACAAGATCGGAAATTCCAATTTTGTCTTGCGCCTGTGCAATTGTGTTGCCTGTGTGCTTTTCCCAACGAACCCACTCAGGGGGTGCAGCAACAAACGTTGCTTGCTCACCACTGGTGAATTCGATCGTAATTGGTAGTTTCATTTTTTCTCCCGATTGTTTGTTTTAGAACGCTTCGGCTGGAATGCCGATAACGGTGAACGATAGTGACACGGTCTGCGCGTCTGGTGCAGTACCGCCCGCGCTTGGAAACGCTGGCAGAATCTGGAAAGTAAATGTTGCACCGCTTGTTGCAGTCAACACTGTTGAAATTCCTGTGTTCGGTGCTGATTCAGTTGCGTTCCATAGACCTTCGCACAATGAACCAGTCGCGCCCCAGTCTGCAAGCATTTCGACGTCAAACGAGAACTGGTCATCAATGTGACGGTAGACCTTGCCGTCTAAAGTTTGGTAGGTTTCAATTGTAGGGCTATTGGATAGCACCGCGCTTGTTGCTTGGGCGTCGTAGTTATTGCCACCAATAGTAAAGGTGACGTCGCGCCCAGTTATTACTGTTGTTGGCATTTTTACTCCTTATGTTGTTTGTGTGTAGTAGGTTGAAACGTTAATGTCTGCGACGAGCATTGGTGATTGACCCACTTCAAGCACCGTTGGCTTCTCGACGACGCCAACAACGTATCCTGCGGGCATTGCCGCAAGAATTCCCATGATTAGTTTTTCCAGATTGTCTAATGAACCCGCGTTGCTATTTGAAGCAACAATTGCGGTAATTGCAAAATTGATTTTAACTTTCGTTTGTGATTTACCCAGCAAAACAATTTCAAAATACGGTGAATCTGGGACAACCACTATTGCTGGTGGAATCGGCGATTCTGGGACGCTTGGATAAATGTTTGCAGCAAGTGCGCTAAACGCATTGGCTAGGGCTGCACGGGTTTCGGAAACGGCGTTGGCTGGCATTTATTGAACGACCGTTTCAACGTCTAAAAATGGCATAAGTAATGTCGACACTCTGTTAGTCAAACTGCGACCCATTCTGTATGGCGTACTTTGAAAATCGACGCCTTCGATCTGACCACCCGCTGCAACGCGTGATTGAAAAACTTCAACGCTTACTGCAAGAATGGCAGATTCGATTGGCGCACTGTTTGCATAAATTTCGGCGGCTGAATAGCCTGAAAGTGTTGCCGTACCTGCTGGGATCATTTCGCGCAATGTGACGTCCGCGCTGGTAATTGCTGCGGTGAAATGAAATTCTTTAACGTCAACGACTGTGACCGTTGCTGAAAATGGTGCGGGTAATCCAGCAACGACCACTGATTGACCAGCAACGAAATGATGTGCGCGTTGCGTGTAATACGTCGCAACGTTTGATTCTAGTTTGTAAGCGTTAATTGCTGAAGTGTTTGCAACCAGCATTGGCAAAATAACCGCTTCGGCGGTGTTTATAATTTCGTCCAGATAACTGTCTGGATAAAGTGAAACGGAAACGCCAAGCACACTACGCAATTGTTGCGTTGACACAATACTTGGCATTTCCGTTCCTCTCGACTGCTGCGCTACGTTCGGGAGTGACCGTAGCGCATGATTAGTTTGTTTTTGTTACGCCTTGTTATTCTTAAACGCGCCCGCTGCGATCTTTGTCGCAACTGCACCGAATGAATAAACACCCACTGTGATTGAACCGTCAGCGGTTGATTCTGCTCGCAACTGGTATGAAGTACCCTCGTACCATGTGTAAGCGTCTGGGTTAACAACCAAGATCGTTCCGTCACCGTCGCCACCGTTTGTTGGGTCAACGTATAGGTTCAAGCCCGCGACGTTTCCTTGAAGTGATGTTGGCACTACTGCGCCACCAGCGTTCATTGGATTTGAAGCGGTGTAAATAGGACGACCTGCGTCGTTCAAGCCCATGATGTTTGACCACTGACCTGTTGAAACGATCATGTTGCGTGCGAATGGATTGGCAAGACCTGCGGTTGCGCCATAAACACTTGCTGCACCGCGTGCGGTGATTCCAAGTAGTTCAGCAGCCGTTGGGTATGTTGCAACTGTTGTTGCGTCAAGTGACGCGTTTGAAATTAAAATGCCGTTGACGTATGAGTTCTGCGCCTTAGCCATTGCAGCAACCATGTTGCGAAGTAGTTCGTCGTAGAACAAAGGACTAGTCCTCGTCAATAATTCCACGCTAAATTTCTGCTGACCCGCAAATTTTTTCACGTCAACTGACAAGAACGCGCTGTTCTGATCTGTTTCAGAAAATGCAGCGTCTTCGGCGACAACTGCAACCGTTGGTGCTTGTGTAATCTTTGGAATTTCAAAAGTCATTCCAGCGTCAGGCAATGCACCGCGAGAAATCGCGTCAATGCTTGGGCGGATTGTTGTTGATAGTCCGTTGATGACTTCACTCAACTGACGTGTTGGAACAAGTCCAGCATTGTCTGTCGTGTTGTCTGCTGCCAAAACGTATTGGCGGGCTGATTCGTCGCCTGTTGCAGCAAGCACCTTATTTTCTAGGTACTTTGCGGCAGTAATTTCAATGCGTGGTGTTGATTTCCAACCACCCACGGCGTTTGATTGTGCGGTCACTGACTGTGCGGCTTCTACCGTCTCGACGGTTTCCGCGTTTGTGACGGTGTTGTCCACTTCGTCTCCTTCTGTTGTTGGTGTGACTTCAGGT